GAAAATAGATTTAGCAAATGAAGACAATTGTGGTCCTTGTGGTGAATATATATTAACTAAGTTAGATTTGACAAAGACAAAAACAAATAAGAGTGCTAGTCCGTATTTAATGGCCGAACACGAAGAGCAAGAGCATTCTAAGAATTAATTAGCAAATTGCGGACCCAATTTTATATTTGCATCATTATAATATTTTTTTCTATATTCTCTCATAGTTTCATCTTTAATACGCGTAGTTTTAAAATAATTATATGTTTTATTTTCTTGTAATAATTCTATTATAAAATATAACGCATACATCCCACATTGTCCATCGCTAAATTGATGTGTGAAACCTTCATTGTTATCGGCAATTAACTTAATATTTAAATTATGTGCTTGATTTACTATTCTGTCAATCAAAACTTTAATTTGTTTTGGTGTTTTAGACCCATTACTATCAAAGTAAAAAATAAATTTTTTAGTTAAATCTAAAAATAGTGCGATCCAATGTTGCCCTGGTTTGTTGTGTGGATCAGTATTAAATATTACACCTATTTTACTAATTTTATTTTTTATATATTCCTCTAAATTAAAATTACATAATTGCTCCCATACACAAGTTGAAAATAATTCTTTGGAATCAAAATCTATTGGTGATGGTCCAATAAATTTGAAATTTTTATTAGATTTTTCATATTGCTTCATTATTTTTATTATATCAACACTAGATAACCAAGTATTTGGTTTATTTGACCATGCTTCTGGAGAGAAAGGTTTAAATATTTCTTTTACTAGTAAATCACTGTTATTAACTTTACTTAATGGGGTATTTTTTAACCAGCATAATTCATCATAACATTGCTTATTTAATTTGTTCTTAAAAAACTCCCATATTTCTTTGCTGTTATTTGTTACTATTTTATCACTATTATTAGCATTCCATACATTTTTAAATACTTGTAGGTTGCTTCTTGTGTAGCAAGTGTAATCTTTTAATTCTGGATCTAAATTTTTATTTTGATATGGCGAACATTTAAGTTTGTTAAATTTACGACTTATTTTATGTTTCTGCTTATACGAACGCATTTTTTGTGATGTTTTTGATACTAAACGCTTTGTTTTAGTAAATTTTTTATGTTTGTTGTTTTTTACATTACTCATATTAATTATTGCTTTACTAATTAATATATAATTATAAAAAAATTATTCCCTTTTTTGTGGAAGTATCTTCTTATTATATTTATTTGATTTTCTTATAACAAACAAATCTAAATTTGATATTTTTTTTGAAGTATCAGTTAAACACATACAATTTATTGTTTCATTTGTTATATTAAAATCACCGACATTAATATTAGTTAAACTATTATTTGAATACTCTTTTAGTTCATCTTTTATAATGTTTTTCATTTTTTTTTCTTTTAAATGTAGTATTAAGTTTAATACATACAATAAATAATACATTTTGTATTTTTCATTAATATTATTATTAGTAATATTAGTATTAGTATTAGTATTAGCAGTCAATAGTTTTTCTAAAGTAGAACTATTGTATTTTAGTATTTGCTCTTTATATACATTAATATTGTCTTCTAAATTATCAAAAATTTCTTTTAATAAACTATTATTACTTAATAAATTTTCTAACTTGTTTGTTTTTGCATACTGAACTTGGTTTGTTAAATAGAGTAAGTCTATGTTGTTTATAAATGACTCAATAGGTTTAACTTCTTTGGCTTCTTTAACTTCTTTGACTTCTTTAACTTCTTTAACTTCTAAATCTATAGCAACTACATTACATTGTTTGGATTTCTTATTTTTATTAACTTTCTTATTTTGTTCCATAGTTACTTAGTATTATAATAAACTTTATTTTAAATCCTTTAATTGAACTCGTGTTGAGTTATAAAATATTTCATTTCCAATTGAATTTGATATATTTGGATTAAAATCATTAAAACTTTCTTCTTTAAATAATAAATGCTCATCTAAATTAGTATGGTGTCTTGAAAAATTAATAGTATTTTCATATAAATCGCTATTAGTATTTGGAAGATAGGCAACTTGATCTGCTTTTTGTAAAGCAAAAAATTGATTTCTTAAAGTAGATTCTTTATCAACATTTGTAGCAAAACCGCGAAAATGTGGTTTTCGCGTTCCTGGAAAAAATGTATTACTTACATCATATAATACATTACTATTTATAGGAACGGTTGATTCAATTGGGTGATTATAAGTAGGCATCAAAGTATATTTTGTATTTACCGGTCTAAATGAAAAGTTCATTCCTAAATTATTGGATGGAAAATTTCTATTTGCTAGCAAATTATTCATAATATTATGATCCTCAAAATTATGTAAAGTCACGTTATACAAATCATTGGTCATCGCCATTTTATTATATATTATAAATACTATATAAATTTATTATATAATTTATATAATTTATATAATTTATGTAATTAATGTAATAAATGTAATAAATGTAATAAAAAAATATTAAGAAATTTTTTTACATACTAATTTTTAACATACTATTATTTTAACGCTTATATTCCTTCGCAATATTATAATTCAAATAATTATAATGTTTTGAATTAGTATTATATGTTTTTTGGGTCTTATTATTAAACATTGATCCTCTATATTTGCTCATATGAAAGCGTTTGTTTTCGTATTGTTGCTTCCTAAATTGCTGAAGTTTGTTTTTCTCTTGTGCTTTTAAGTCAAACATATTTGACATCGCATTATTAGTAGTAAGAATACTCATCAAAATAAATGCTGAAGTTGCCATTATAAACTTTTATCTATAAATAATATAAAAAATATAAAAAAAACTAATCAATTTTTTTTTATTATCTTTGAAACTTATATTCTTGTTTTTACATAATAATGTGAAACATCATTTTATAGCCATAATTTATTTGTTTTGATTTGGATCAAAGCAACCAATATCTTTATGTTGATGCTCTCGATATTCTTTTAAATATACACTAATTAATGGATAGTAAGTATCAGCATATCCTATATATTTTGTATTTGTTCTAATTGCTTTTGCTAAAGCAACTTTTCCTTCTGTGTCTCCTCTTGTTAATAAATCATCTAAATCACGAGAATCTTTATCGTCTCCTCCACGCAATATATCAATACGGGTGTCGTTTACAAACAACTTATATTTTTTAATTTCATTATTTTGCCAAATAAGTGCACGCTCCAATGTATTAAAATATGCTTCTACATAAGGGAGAGTAATGTCAAAATAAAACACTCTTTCAATAGAAACCATACAATATCCATTTTTGGGAATTATATATGATACACCAACAAGTTGATCAGTATTTGATTCTCTAGTTAAGTTTTGCTTCATAATGAAAAATACACTGCTTTTTGGATTAATATCTTCAATAATATGAGGCATAATAGGAATAGCGAGAACAATTGAAATTGTGCTGATGATAATATTTATAATAGTGTTCATCTTTAATATTTTACTATAAAAAATATTATTTGTTAAAGCAAATCAATTTTTTTTACATAACATATTATTTACATAGGATCGGAAAGACTTGTGGCATCATTGTCGAACCAAGTCATTTTAATAGTGGCAATATTAGTTTTTATAATTTTATATGATGTGCTTAAAGCATATAAACTCATCAATTTATAATATTCTTTATTTTGGATCCAACTAATAACTTCATAATAATTACTATAACAATATGATATATTTATAATGCTAGGTATAAAATTATGAATTTCTTTGAGACCAATAGTTTCAAACTCTTTCCAAAACACGTTTCTCCCAAATAATTCATAATTATATTTATCTAAAATATAATCATCCATAGTTTCATAACAATCAATTGAATAATTATATAAATCTAAGTATTTTGTAATGTTCTCACTATTCATAACAATTTGCTTTATGCTTTTATTCATTTTGTCAATTAACTCCTCATCAGCAATCATAGTATTGTTTTCTTAGCATTCAATAATATAAACTACTCAATTTTTCTTCATAATTTTTTTTATTGTGCCTTATTAATTTATTATTAATTTCTAATATACATTCGCTCGTTGATGTTATAAATAAATCAGGAATAAATGAATGAATTAGTGCTTTAATACAAGAAATAAATAATATAGCAGAATAATTTAAAGAAACAAGCATATGTTCAACATAATCCATATTTGACTCTCTCAAATGTTTAAATTCAAATAACATAATTTTTATTATATATTGCTATAATTTTTTGTATACTAAAACTTATTATTAGTAAAAATTGAATTAAATAGTTATTTGCTAATAATAATAGAAAGTATGAATAATGAAGAAAGTATGAATAATGAAGAAATTTTGAATAATACTAAACAAAAAAAAATAACAAAACAAATATTGGGACAATTTTACACAACCCATCACGAATATATTTTACAAAATATGAAAATTCCTGATTATATTATTAACATCATAGAACCATTTGCGGGAAATGGTGATCTAATTAGTTTTATAGAAAAAGAACAAGTCTCTAATAATGTTAGTTATAATATTGAATGTTATGATATAGAACCTACTAAAAGTTTCATTATAAAACAAGATACTATAAAACACCCACCTAATTACAATAACAAATATTTAATAACAAACCCACCATATTTAGCAAGAAATAAATGTACGAATAAATCATTGTTTGATAAATATGATGTAAATGATTTGTATAAATGCGTAATTAAAGAAATTTTAACAAATATTTGCTTAGGAGGAATATTTATAATTCCATTAAATTTCTGGTCATCAATACGTAATTCCGATATTAACTTAAGGCAAGCATTTTTAGAAAAATATACTGTACTATTATTAAATATTTTTGAAGAACAAGTTTTTGATGATACAACTTATACTATTTGCTCTTTTCAATTTGAATTGAAAGAAAATAGTACTTATAATGAACTTACTAATTCACTAAATATTATGGTATATCCATCCAAAACTATTATACAAACAGAATTAAATCCTACAAATAATTTTATGATTGGTGGTGCTATATACAATTTAAAATTAAAAAATAATTATAAAATTACACGTTTAACAAACAAAAATATTGATAAATGTAATACTAATATTTTAGTAAAATGTATTGATGATAATATTAATTCGCAAATTGGATTGTCATTTGTTGAAACAAAAGATATATACGTAGATAGAACACCAAACCAAACAGCAAGAACATATGCTACATTAATAATTGAACCCGCAATAGATATAATTAAACAAAAGCAATTAATTACAAAATTCAATAACTATTTAGAGGAACATAGAAAAAAATATAATTCATTGTTTTTAACCAATTATAGAGAGAGTAAAACTATTGCCAGAAAACGAATATCATTTGACTTGGTATATGCTATTGTCGAATATATATTAGATAATTTTGATACTGTTTGATGCTATGCTTATACAATTAATGCTTATACAATTAATAATTTCATTTTTTTGAAATCGTATAAGCACTGATTTATAAATAACTGAATTTTTTTATAAATCAATTTTATTATCAAAACCTCATAATATAATATTATGATATAACGTATAACTTCCATATAATCCTAGTATAACTAGTAATACGAATTTTCTTGATACATCATAAGGCCAATATGGTAAAAAATATGTTATTGCTAATGCCAACAGTCCAAATATATATATAATGTTATTATAGTCAAAGTATTTTTTTATATTTAATAAGGGATAAAAACCAACAAGATGCATAAGTGTTCCCCACATAAAAATACCTAGCAACTTTTCTCTTTTACTCTTATAATATGAATCAATAAATCCAACTATTCCAATTAATAAGAAAATTAAACTCACATATTTAATATAATTATTAAAATAAAATATTAATAAAAAAACAATAGGAACTAAAGCGATACTTAATTCCCAATTGAATACTTTATAATGGAAATAATATAAATTATTATTTTTGAATGTTATTTTCATTTATATTATATTTATAAAATATTATATATAAAATATTATATTATAGTATTTAGGAATTATATTTATAAAATATTATATATAAAATCATTTCTGGTTGCTGCTAATTATACATTACCAAAATTCAAAAGTGACTTCTCTTTATATACTGCGGATTTACAAAATGTACAAAATGAAAAAAAACCTGGTCTGTTAACTTTTAACTTCGAAACTAAAAAAAAAGAGAGAATAGCAGATCTAGTGTTTAAGGTCGATAGAAGTAAAAAATTTTTTAACGATGTAGTAGATGAATTAAAAGAAAAAAAACAAAAATTATTAGATACGACAGATAAATATATCAAACGAATGCAAATGTTCGAGTCTAATATATCAGGTGAGAACCCATTTATATCCAAAATTGCTATCTTACAAACTCAACGAGGACAAATTGATTCAATAGATTTTGACGAGCCACAATATTCAAAAATAGTTTAGCTATACAAAACATATTAAAACATATAATATATATTTTATTTAAGAAGACTATGGATATCGAATTATTACAACAAGCACTCGAAAACGATACTAATTTAAATATTATAAATACAAATATTCAAGAAATAAAGCGCAAGAAAAATGAAGTTTTACAAGAACTTGGTTTAAAGCGAGAAGATTTAAAAAGTTATCATAAAAAATTAAATGGTTATATGTATGTAGATAATATAAAAGATTTAAAATATGGCAGGACTATTAGATGGATAAATTTAAATAAAATAGATGCTATTAAAATTACAAATGGAGCATTATTATGTGATATTAAAATACACGACAAAGGACTAGCGCTAGTATTAAAAGGTTATAATCATAATTATATTACACTATATTTGAATGAAAATATAATATTTCAGAAATTGACTGCCGAAGAAGAAATAATTTTGAAAGCAGTAAATTATTTACATAAACAAAGTTAATAGTTGTATAAAAAAATTGATTGCGTTTTTATAAATATTAATCTCTCATATTTTTATGCTTTGTATATTATAATTATAAATGATTTGCCAATTGCCAATTGAAATTATTGAAATTATTATTAATAATTTGACTAATTATCAAGATCTTATAAATATGAAATTGTCTTCTTTAGTATTATCTCAAGTGATTACTAGATTTACGATTGCTAAACACACACTAGCCAAGAACTTTAAAAAATTTACTAAGCGACGGTTTTGTGTAAATGTATGTTGCTATGATGATACAGAAGATATATTTACAAATGTTCATAACTATTACTATAGGCGTTATGTCCATACTTGGCAACCAGCATTAAATGTAGCAAAAGTATTAATTAATAATAAAACATATAAAATTAATTCTCATTATTGTTGTGAGTGTTTTAAAAAATATGTCTTGGTCGGCAATAATAACAATGTTTCACATAATTATCGTATTCCCGAACAAGTTAATGTAACATTTTATAAATAAAATAACATAACATAACATAACATAACATAACATAAGACACCCATAAAAAATTGATTACTTATATTAGAAAACAATTTTTTATATTCTGAGTCAAACTACTTATACGAAAAGGTTGTTTGTTAATGACTATCGCTTTTTGCGACCTGAGCAATGATATTATTTCAATTATTATAAGTCATGTAAAACATTATTATTATCTTGCTCTTCTTAAGAGAACATGTTTAGTTAACTATAATAGCGTTTCAAAGTTGTCAATTGCCAAACTTATGTTGTCTAGTAGACTTGGACTATTTAGTAAAAGAACATATTGTGCTAATATTAATTGTTGTCAGGATACCGAGGACGTATGTTGTAGACGTTATTACAACCATTGTCCTGGTTATGGGCATGTTAGGCAACTTGCCTTAAATAAAACAATAGTATTAATCAATGATAAAAAGCATGGTCTTAATACACATTATTGTAGTGAGTGTTTAAAAAAATTTGTATTAGTAAGAGAGTTGAGAAATGTTAAGCATAATTATAACTGGATAGATGAAGTAAATATAAGTTATACAAGATGTAAGTATATATTTATGTAAGGGTTATTTTATTGTTAGACTTTTAAAAAATTGATTACTTATTTTTTTATATTTGTTTATAGTCTGGACAAAAAAGCAAATAAAACACTATGACAACTAGCATTAATTCAAGCAACCACGTTTCATTTTCGGTTGCTAGAGAGCAGATGAAGGAGTTTTTTGAGAAATTCGTTCCGACCAAGAGAGAATACTGTATTAATCCTGAGTGTGTGAAGGACACGGAAGCAGCAGTGCTCTATATATGGGAGGCTCACTCCTTAGCATATGAGCATACTGATCGGCAATCAGCGTTGAACATTACAACTGCGCGGGTGAATGGAAAACCACACTGGATTAGGTCTCATTATTGTTGCGAGTGCTTCAAGAAACATGTTTTGGTGGGTGAAAACAAGAATGCTTCGCAGCACTATGGAAATTATTGTGATGGAGTTCAACAGGTAGAGGTCTACTTTCACAATGAACCTTGGCCTTCTACATGGTTCAATTGTGTTACTGGGGAGGATCATGTGCTAACCGAGCTTCAGGAATATATGTTGGCATATGAGTGATGCTGCTGTGTTGTATGTTGAATGAACGAAGAGGTTAAATTTTGATGTGTTTTTGTTTTTTATATTATTTTTATTTCTAAAAATAATATAAAAACTTAATATAATAATATGAGTTATGTGAGAAAAATTTCACCTTATTCAACAAATCAGGGAAATGAGGGAATATGTTGGGCACATTCAACCGCAAGATTAATATCAAGGTTAATAAAAATACATTTTGGAGAGAGACAACAGCTGTCTGATGAATTTATATTTGATGAAGACGAATTATTAGATGACTATTATGATACTATTAATTGCAGTACTGAGAATACTATTTTTCATTGTATTGCCCTTACACAAGATATTCATGAACGAAAGGGGAAACCATTTAGTACTCATAAATCGTTGAATAAAGTGATAAATTGGGAATCTGAGAATTTATCTGCGTTGTTATTTCATTTTATTTTAAATTGGTTAAAAAATAAATACGGATGTACTGGTTTGAAATTTGAATTTGCTGCCGCTGTTCCAATATTTTATTTTTTAAAATTAATACAACAGCATATAACAGAAGAAAATATTAAAGATATATTAAACTACTATGATTTCCAAATGCCACCATTTCCGCCTCCACCTGTGTCGCCGTTGCCCGATGGATGGCAAATGCGCATGAGCCGAAGTAAGAACCTACCGTATTGGTTAAATACACTAACTGGAGAGAAAACATGGAAAGATCCGGAAGGTGTTGTGCCTCCGCCATCGCTTGTGGCTCGTTATCACTATCCGGCATCTGTACAATCAACATTGAGCAGAAATGTTGTTGTTGGTGGTGGATTAATGGCCCCAACGTTCCGGCAAGTCCAAGAAAATAAAGTTATGTTTTTAAGACTTATTACAAAATTAGCATCTTTATTTGAACTCCTTAGAATAGCATTAGAGAAGAAAACTTTAAAAATAAATTTGTTTGTGCTAGACAATTTGTATGATGGTAAGCTTACTGGTGATTTTTATAAAATAAATGATAAAGGTAGCCTGCAGCACCGCGGTTTTCCCATCTTGTGGCCAATTAGACGAATGTGGTTTAAAAGAATCAAGCAAGTCCTTGAACAAGGGTTATATGTATTACTTTGTATATATGAACATGCTATTTTAATAACAGGAATCAAAGGGCGATTTTTTATTGTAAAAAATTCTTGGGGTATAGAAAGAGATTGGATTTTACCAGATGGCGTCAATTTTATAGTAGACAATAAACTAAGTATAGCTACTTTAATAGAGCACTCAAAGTTATCTGGAATAGAGTTAGTATATATAGAATTTGAAACGCCAAAAGATGAAATTTTTACAAAGAAGAAACTTTCCAATAAATCTATTATTCATACATTAAAGAAAACAGCAAAACGTTTGTCTAGATATTTTGGTAAGGGTAGAAAAATTAAAAAATTTGGTAAAAAGACAAAGAAATATTACAATAAAAAATAATTACTAACACTCTTTTTTAACTTATTTTTGTTAGTCTTTTAAAAAATTGATTACTTTTTTTTCAGAATTTATTTATAGTCCGGACAAAAAGCAAACAACAAAAGCAAAACAAACTCTATACAATGGAAGCTACTACTACTGCGCTCAGCATTTGCGACTTGCCAAGCGAACTCATTGCTATGATTGTTGACCGACTAGGCAACAAAGACTACCTTGTTTCCTTCAATGAGACATGTGGTTTGTTTAACAAATCAGTGAGTCAGTTTTACATTGCGGGGCAAATGGTGTCTACGAAGTATGGAGTGTTTACTCCGCGCTGGTTGAAAAATGAGGACGTCTGCTTTTGGGACTATCAAAGATGCATAAATGTCGACTGTTTCGATGAGACGGAAAATGTGGTTAGTGATGTATGGAACTATGGTTTTAAGCGTTACATACATACTCATCAACAACCTTTGAACACAGCAATAATGATTGTTGATGGAAAACCATATCCTGTCAAGTCTCATTATTGTTGTGAGTGCTTTAAGAGGCATGTCTTGGTTGGTTCAAATCCAAACGCTTCGCAACACTATGGGGAAGTTTATGATGGGGATATTTATGAGGACAATTATCCCTGCATGCAAGTGAATGTAACATTCA